GGTCGATATATTTATAGATGATCTGAAAGATGTTCTAAAGGCTGACTCTGTTTCCCTATATCTGACAGGCAAGGACAACTTCAGGCATACCATCTCTGAAGATTACAAAGCTAATCGAAAGAGCACCAGAAAACCTATGATTCTACAACCCTTGCGGGAACACATGGTTGAAAAGTGGGGAGCAGTTATCGAGAACGGTATCGAAGCCGACGATCTTATAGGAATAGCTGCTACCGCTGAATCTAATGGGGCTATAGTTGTTAGTGTTGATAAAGATTTCAAATCTATTCCGTGCAATCTGTACAACCCCGACAAACCAGAAGAAGGTGTTACTTCTATAAGTACAGACGAAGCCAATAGATATCACTTGTATCAAACTCTAATAGGAGATACTTCTGACAACTATAAAGGATGTCCTAGCGTTGGGCCTGTGAAGGCGCTTAAGATTTTGGATTCATGTGATTCTTATGAAGAATGTTGGGTTAAGATTTTGGATAACTTTGATAAAGCAGGGCTGTCCAGTAAGCACGCTTTAATTCAAGCGCGTTTGTCTAGAATCCTAAGACATGGTGACTATGATTTTGAAAACAAAAAGGTAAAATTTTGGAACCCTCCAGTAAAAAAGCAAAAGTAATCGGCCTAGTAGCTAAAGCTGGCTCAGGTAAGGACACTGTTTTTAACATAATTAAAACTCTCTTACCTCATCGAAGGGTAGTAAGACTAGCTTTTGGTGACGAGGTGAAAGCCGAGGTTGCGGAGCGGCACGAAGTATCAGTTGAGGCTATCGAGGATAATAAAGAAGCCTATAGGAATCTACTTCAGAAGTGGGGTACAGAATACAGGAGGAAGCAGGAGGAGAAGTATTGGATTAAGAAGATTAAAACTCAGTTAGATATATTAAGAGTAGACTCAGATATAGTAGTCATAACTGACGTTAGGTTTCTTAACGAGGCTGACTTCATAAGGGATAATTGTAAGGGGGTTATCATAAAAATAACTGGAGATAAAGCTAGGGTTCTAGACTCCAGCCACACCTCCGAAATGGAGATGCAGTATATAAAACCTGATTGGCTACTCCCAAATACAGGATCACTACAGCAACTAGCGGAGGGGGTAGCCTTCCTTTTACACGACCTTAACATAGAGGATTTGAATGACGACACCCATGAATGAATTCGAGGACTTTCCTGTAGTATCTCAGGAATTAATAGAAGCTCTTGAGAAAAGATTCCCAGATTCAATGCCGATGCAGAAAGAATTTGATACAATTTGTTATTTACAAGGCACGGTTTCAGTCGTAAGACTGTTAAAAGATGTGCGACTTGCACAAACCGACAATATTTTATCAACAGAAAGGTAGATCATTATGTGTTTAGGAGGAGGAGGAGGAGGAACCCCATCACCACCCCCACCCGCACCACCCGTAGCTAAGCCTACTACTGTAGAGAGACTGACTAGGTCTAAGGGTAGAGCTAAGCCAGATAAGCGGAGGCGAGGATCAGTTAGAAAGAGTTTAGTCATACCTAAATCTGGAGTTCAATACTCAGGTAGTGGTAGCGGAGTGAACGCATGAGAGTGACCTCAATTAGATCGTTCTATAAGAACTGTTCTGAGGATCGTCTTAACTTTCTTAACAGAGCACGGGAATGTTCAGAGCTAACCATACCTTACTTAGTTCCAGCGGAGGGTCACAATGAGTCAACTACTTACCCTACTCCCTTTCAAGGGATGGGTGCTAGAGGTGTTAACAATCTTAGCAGCAAGCTTCTTCTGGCTCTTCTCCCTCCTAATGCTCCTTTCTTTAGGCTTGCTGTGGATTATTATGCTATGTCTGCTGAAGGTGTGGACGTTGATGAAGTCCGTTCTGATATCGAAAAGACCTTAGGTAAGGTAGAGCGTGCGGTTCAGACAGAGTTTGAAGCAAGCAACATAAGGATAGCAGTTTTCGAAGCTCTTAAGCATTTGATTGTATCCGGTAATGCCCTTCTGTTTGTTCCTGATGATGAACACATGAGGGTGTTTGGTTTGGATAGCTATGTATGTAAACGTGACCCCAGTGGTAACTTACTAGCTTTAGCTACCAAGGAAACAGTGACTCCAGATATATTCTCCGATGAAGTCAGAGAGTTGCTGGAAGCTACAGACTCAGCGGTTCCCTCAGGTGACAGCTATAGTAAACCAAGAGGTTTAGATTTATATACCTGTGTTCATAGGGATGGTAAGAAGTGGAGCGTATTCCAAGAAGTAAATGGTATCGAGATTCCTATGAGTAGAGGAACATACCACATAGATAAGAACCCATTCATACCTCTAAGGTTTACTAGGATTGATGGGGAACACTATGGTCGTGGTTTTATTGAAGAGTATTTGGGAGACCTCCGTAGTCTAGAGGCATTAACTCAAGCAATCGTCGAGGGTTCTGCGGCTGCTGCTAAGATGCTATTCCTAGTTAATCCTAATGGTACTACTAGGTTACGCACACTGGCTCAGTCAGAGAATGGGGCTATCGTTCAAGGCAATGCTGAAGATGTGTCGGTGTTACAGGTTCAAAAGTTTAACGACTTCAGGGTAGCCTACGACACAATTAATATGTTGAAGGAACGCTTAGGGTTCGCCTTCCTCATGAATACTTCTGTCCAGAGAAACGCTGAACGTGTTACCGCAGAAGAGATTAGGTACATGGCTCAGGAACTAGAGGATGTATTAGGTGGTGTTTATTCTATTCTTTCACAGGAGTTCCAGCTCCCTTTAGTTAACAGGGTTATGGATAAGATGCAGAAGAAGCGTAGGTTGCCTAAGATGCCTAAGAGATTAGTTAAACCTACCATTGTAACAGGACTCGAAGCTCTGGGTAGAGGGCATGATCTTAACAAGTTGGATACATTTGTAGCAGGGGCGATCCAAATTCTAGGCCCAGAGTTTCCAACCTATGTGAATATGTCAGACTATCTGAAGAGAAGAGCTACTTCTATAGGTATAGATGATGATGGATTAGTTAGATCTCAAGAAGAGATTGAAGCTATGAAGCAACAGCAACAACAGATGGAAGCTATGATGAGCATGGCGGGGCCAGCAGCAGGAGGGATTGGCAAGGTTGTGGATACATCTGTTAAAGAGACAATGAAACAGCAACAACAACAACAACAACAAGAAGGATAAACTATGTCAGTTGAAACAGTGGCCTTTACTGATGAAGCAACAGGGCCAGACGCACCAGAACAACCTCAAGAACAACAGGATAGACCAGAAGGTTTGCCTGAAAAATTCAACAGTGTCGAGGACATGGCTAAATCATACCATGAACTTGAGCAGAAACTTGGAGAAAACCCGTCTGAAGAAAATGAGGGAGTCCCTGAGGCAGAAGAGGCTGTAGAAAAAGTTACTGAAGTTATAGGGGCCGACTCTTTTGAGAAGTACAGTACAGAATACTTTGAAAACGAAGGAAAGCTGAGTGAAGATTCCTACAAAGAATTGCAGGAACAGTATAACTTTTCGCCTGAACTTGTGGATGCTTTTATCCGTGGTCAGGAGGCTGTTACTCAGAATGAAGTGAACGAAGTTCATAAAGTAGTAGGAGGGGCTAAGCAGTATAACGAAGTTATGTCGTGGGCTACTGAAAATTTATCTGAAGATGAGATAGATGTTTATAATTCAGCGGTTGAAGGCAATCACCTACCTACTATGAAGCTCGCGTTGCAAGGTTTGTATTCAAAGTATGCAGCAGAGAATGGAATAGATCCTTCTCTAGTTAGAGGAGGAGGTAAGGCTAGAGCTGCTGGTTATGAATCGAAGCAGCAAATGATTGATGACATGAAGAAGCCTGAGTATCAAGACGATCCAGCTTTCAGAGAACAAGTAGAAAGACGCTTGGCAAACACCCCATCCAGTGTTATTTAGTTAGCCAGTTAGTCGTTCTTGTGTGTACCTCCTAGGGGGCTTAGTTATTTTTTTATAACTGAGCCCTCTTTCTTTCGTCTAAGTGTATTATGGAGATAGGATTGATAATGGCACTACTCGATTCGCTATGTAATGTAGTAGCAGCTACCAGCTTGGTAGTTTTAGCTACAAAAAAATTTAGCAAATAAAAGTTGACGCTTTCATACTTGTAGAGTTTATTGGCAATAAGCCAACTGAATGTGGTATGGCGAGAGTTGTTAGCCCTGCTACGGTAGGATAACTAATTGCAATCGGATACAACGAAGTTGTGTGAAACCTAAATAACATTAACCCTTAGAAAAAGGATTTAAAATGGCAGATACAACCCCATCAAGGTTAGGCCAAATCAACGCCGCTGGCGATGTTAAGGCTATCTTCCTTAAGAAGTTCGCTGGGGAGGTTCTCACGACATTCGAACAAACGAATGTGATGAAACCACTCCACACTGTTCGTACCATTAATAATGGTAAATCGGCTCAGTTTCCTGTTACTGGTACAGCTTCGGCTGCTTACCATGTAGTTGGCGAAGATCTTATCGACGCTTCTAATAGCGGCGG